TCCCATAAGAACTGGTCGCTTATACTAGATTTTTTCTCTGAGAAGTAGGCTCCTTACATCCTCCCACCTGTGGGAGCCTACATTCTCTTTTCAGAGTGATGATTGAGATTACATGTCTCTTTGCATTTCTTTCGATAGAAACACTCTGCAATATAAAACCAAATAAATTAAACTACATTATGGGCAAGATAGGAAAAATCGCCACACTTAAAAGAGATTATAATAACTCTCAATTACAAACAATGCAAGGAGGACTTTCTGCAAAAGGTTTGACAAGAATTCCTGGTACAGGTGTATTCAAATATCCTTATAAGGAATTGGATGGTCAGTATAGAACAGGACTTGATGTTAATGCTGCATATATTCGCAGAATTCAAGATCCACTAGAAAGAGAATTGGAAACTGAGCGTGTTAGAGCTCTTAAATTAAAACTTGAAGACTCTTTAGGTAGTGTTGATTTAGGACCACGTTCTTCTTTTTGGAATTATGGTTTATCAACTTCTACAGATGATGTACTTCATGTGCAAGCTGTTAAGTTACTAGATGGTGATAACTATTTCGATTTAACTAATCCTTTTCAAGAATTAGCTTTTTCTTGGTTACGTGTTCATCCTACAATTGCTTCTAGTTACCAAGCTTGGGAACGTGGAGAATATTCAGCTGATACTCAATTTTATGTAGCTGATGATGAGATTGAAAACGCAGTGATTTATAAGAAGAAACAACTAATCAATAAAGCTATTGTGAAGTTTGATTCAATGAGTCCTGAGAAGAAAAGAAAAGTGGCACGTTTATTAGGATTACCTGTTACAGATGAGACTAAAGAAGAAGTGGTATATAACTTAGTAGATAATGTTCTTAAACAAACAGAGTTTGCTAATGGTAAATTCCAAGGACTGAATCCTGTTGAAGTGTTTGGCAGATTTGCTGACATGAAAGAAAACTTGCTCCATATTAAAGATCTTGTAAAACAAGCAGTTACCCATTCTGTATACAGATTAAAAACTAATGGTAAAGTATACGAAGGGGAGTTTGAAGTAGCAAAAGATGAAGAAGATTTAATCAGATTCCTTGCTGATGATGATAACCAAGATGAGTTAATCACTCTAGAACAAAAAGTTAAATCTAAAAAATTAGCATCTGTATGATACCAGTAGATAGTTTATTATATAAAATAGATCAAAAACTAAATAAGCTATCCACAAACGAACATCAGCAAATTAATCTTGAAGATAAAATTTTAGCATTAAATGAAGCTCAGATTAAGTTAATTAAACAAAAGGTTGATGGATTTAGTACATCTAGTGGAATGGGACTTGATTCTTTCAAGAAACGTTATGAAGATTTACAAAGTTTAGTTGAGGATTATAATCATCAACCACTTCCATTAACATTAGAAGATGAACAACTAAATCAATGGAAAGCAGATGTAACCACTCTATTACCAAAATACATGTTCTACTTAGATTGCTATGTAATAGCAGATAAGGGTAGATGTAAGGATAGAAAGATTTGGATAAACAATGATTTAACTAAACATGGTGATTTACAGTTTCTTTTAAATAATGATCATTACAAACCATCATTTGAGTATCAAGAAACATTCAATTATCTTGCCACTGATGAGATGAGTATATTTACAGATGGTACGTTTACACCAACATCTATTAACATAATGTATATGCGATATCCTGTATACATTGATAAATCAGGATATATTGGATTTGATGGAAATCCATCAGTAGATAGAGATTGTGAACTTGAATTATATCTTGAAGATGAACTTCTAGATCTTACAGTTCAAAATCTTGCAATGTATACTGAGAATCAATCTGCTGTACAAAGTGCAGCATACAGGATACAAACAAATGAATAAAATTTTAAACAATTAAATTAATATAAAAAATGGCTGATTTTTCATTAACCACGTTATTCGTGGTTCCAGTAGGACAGACTGCTCTTCCTAGCTCTGGTTCAACCCAAGACCTCGCTGCAGGTCAAGTGGGTATTTTTAGAAGTGACTATACTTTAGCAACAGCTGCTAATATTGCTGCTTCTCCTTATTTCTACATAGCTCAAGGTAGAACAAACACTTATCTACAAGGATCTAAACGTTCTGATAAGATTAAAGGATGTCCTTCAGGTTCTGGTTGCAATTCTAACGTAACTGAATGGTACACAGTAAAAGGATGTCCCACTGCTGCAACTCAAGTTACTGATGTAACTAATTGGAATGTACAGTGTGGTGATGTAGTTACATTAACTCTTCGTGCACATTCTTCTTACATTGACACCTTGTATTTCAATGGTTTCACTCGTTCAGTAACTGTTCAAGCTCCTTGTTGTGCTTGTGATGCTAATCCTTGTGATCAAGTTGATATTCCTGAATTTATTGATAGTGTTATTGCTAAACTAGAGCAACAAGCTCCTGGTAACAACCCTGATAACATCAGCTTCAATACATTCTACACATTCCAACGTTTAGGTAATGACGCTTCTGCAATCCTTCGTATTACTGGAAAGCCTCTAACTGTATATGGTCAACCATGTGATGTTGCTGCATTCCCTTTTGAATATGATAGAATGTACTTCAGAACTTTCGTATACAATGGTCCTGCTACTACTGCTGACTTTATTGTTTATGATAACTGTGACGTTGTTGCTGATCCTATCATCATCCAACGTGCTTCTTACCCTTCAGGTCAATCTGCTGAAATTGCTCAATTAGAGAAGAATTTCTACAGCTACCAAGCAGGATACTTAAAGCATCTTTACAGAATGGCTGGATACAACGAGAACTTCGAGTCTTGGGTATCTTCAGGAGTGACTTATGACACTTATTATATTAAGTTTAATGAGTACAATAAAGCTGCTTATCAGTGGGGTGATTATATCATGGAAGATTCTATGGTGATCATTGCTGCTCCTAACGCAGATGTAAGTGGAATTGCTGCTGCTATTGAAACTGTATTAGAAGCTGGTCTTGGTACTGTGGTTAATGATAACTCTTGTGTTACAACCACTTCAACCACCACTACAATTTGGCCTACTACTACAACCACTTCCACTTTAATTCCATAATTGGATAGTTGTAAATTAAATATCACATAACCTATGCCAGAGGTGAGAGGATTAAATCTCAGATCCTCTGGCATATTTATTTAAACTAATTATGCCAGCTTTAAATCTAGATATAGTAGTAGTACCTACATACAGTACATTAACATTAGGAATAGCTGATGCATCAACTTATCCTACAAATCCTCCTATTGTAACAGCTCCAACAATTGAGATAGATGTTCCATCATTAGGAAATGTAGTGTTACCATTTGTACCAAATGATTTTAACATCTTTACATCTGCTTCATTAGGACTCACTCTATTAGGTGAACCTCTGATTCCTCTTCCTGATGGATTGTACATACTTAAGTACACTGTTGCTCCTGCGTATGAAAACTTTGTTGAAAAAAGTATAATGCGAGTGGAGAAGTTACAAGAGAAGTTTGATGAAGCATTTATGAAACTTGATATGATGGAATGCGACAGAGCTATAAAAACTCAACAGAAAGTTAATCTTACAAGTATATATTTCTTTATTCAAGGATCTATAGCAGCTGCAAATAATTGTGCTATAGATGAAGCAAATAGGCTTTATGATCAAGCGAATAGAATGTTAAATAATTTTATCAAAAATAATTGTTATTGCTCTGGTAATAACTATGTTGTAAACTTTAGATAATATGGCTACTTGTAGAGGATGTAAAGCAAACTTTGGATGTGGATGTCAATTAGTTAATGGTCTTTGTGCAATGTGTCGTGCAGCTGCTACAAAGTTTAAACAAGTTATAAAATATGTTAACTCCTAGACTTACTACTTACCCAGCATGTGCTACAGTTACAGCACTATTAAATGATATAGATTGCAGACTAACAGAATTAGCAGTTAATCTATATAACAATCTTATCTATTCATTAAACCAACCTATTGCATCAGAAGCAATGATGGATCTTCTGAATTACAAAAGAATACTAACGTATAAGTTTTGTAATCCAGATTATGCTGCACCATTCACTGTAGAAATGATTGCTAGTAGAGTAAAACTTTTAAAATATAAATAAACATGTCTTGTTCAAATTGCTATAATGGATGTACTGAGATTGTCTCAGATAAGTGTGTTAGATATACAGGAATAGATGTTCCTGTTTTGGGAATACAAACAGGAGACTCTCTGTCTTATGTAGAACAGGCTCTTATTGAGTTTCTTACATCTACACTAGATGGTACAGGAATTAAACTAACTATAGACCCTGCAATTATTTGTACTCTAGTTAATCAATATCTTCCTGATTGTGAAGACCTAAATGCGTTAAACCTTTTCAAAGCTTTAATTCAAGCTTCTTGTGATTTACAAGATCAAATAGATGTAATTGTTGCAGAACTTGCAGCTCTTGAAGGAAATTATGATGTTGATTGTTTAACAGGTGTATCTGCTACAAGTGGAACACATGATATCTTACAAGCTGTAATCACAAAGCTTTGTGCTGTGGATGCTGCATTAGTAGCTCTTGCTGTAGATGTAGATACAAACTATGTTAAACTTGCTGATCTAGATGCATTAATACAAGCCTATCTAGATTCAATAACTCCAACCACTCAACAGAACGCTAAGATGGTTCCATTCACTGCAGTGGAATACTATGGTCCATTATCTAATTTTGATGGTTCTGGAGCAGGTATTGCAGGCTTAGGATGGGATAAGATTTATATATGTAATGGATCTAATGGTACTCCTGATAAAAGGGGTAGAGTGGGTGTAGGTGTAACAACAGGTGTTCCTGGAGGAGCAATGTCTGCTGCAGTAGATCCAGCTATTCCAGGTAATCCTACATA